AAAAAAAAAAAAAATTTCTAAAAGCTGGATAAAGCCATATCCCCTCCAGACGCCAGCCGAAGGCAACCGAACAACTCAATAATGAGAACCGAAGGTTCGAGTCGGTATGGCTCTATTCGATTGGAATACGACCATACCGACTCGGCCCGACCGTGAGCCATACAATCCGCGCGAAAACAACCGCCCCCCGATGTCGATAATAGCCATTTAGCCATCCCATAGGCAGTCTTTAGTCTTCCCGTTGAGACCGGGCTTTTTCCGGCTCTTCTGGGCAGAGCCTTTGGCTTCCGGCTCTTCTGGGCGGACCGGCTCGGCTCTACTGGGCGGGCTTTACCTTCGCCGGGCTGCCGGCGCCCGATCCGACCGCCAGCGGACGTTATCGAATAACAGCGGGCCGCTCGCCGTCGATTTTCCGCCGTCCGGGGCTTGACGTTGCGGGGCTGCATCAGTGTGGCAACGCCACAACACTCTGTTCCCGTTTTGTCTTGCCCGTCAGCATGTCAAGCTGATCTTTTTCGACCCATGATGACCGAAACCCGAGAGGCCCCGTGACGGCCCGTTTTGGCCGCTGTCCGGCGATTTTCGTTTTCGCCGCTTTGCCCCGCCCGGCACTGTAACACTTTGTGATGTGGGGGTTGACCGCAAGCGAGTCTTTCGATAATCGCGCGCGCCCGCGCCTTTTCCTTAACTTTGGCCCCGGCGTGGCCCGGAAAATAAATTGTTACAGTTTCACTTTTTTCGTGATCGGGGGGTTTTCAATCCACTCGCCAGCCCCCATATACAAAGCACGGGCAATGGTGCCCTAGGAGAGATATGTCCGATGTCCATCGCGTCGATCAAAGATTACCACCCCAAAGCCATTCCCGGCCTTTACACTTTTGACCATTGGGAACACGAGTCGGGCGCTTTTATTCAAGCCTCCATACGCCGGGATGTATTTATCCACTGTTTGCCGGATGGCCATATAAAGGAATTTCATTCTTTGGCTGCCCTAAAGACTTACGTTGAGTCCCTGTAACCCACGAAAGGCCCCGACCATGACCATCACCGTCACCCTGACCGATGCCGACACCATCGCCACGATATATGGCCCCGATTGGGCCATCCTCGGCACGATCCGCCGCCCTTACCAAACGCGGGAATTTCGACAGGCAATCGAACACGGCGATAAGTGGACAGTCCACGACAATGACGGCAAACTCCTCCTTGCCCGACACTTTCGCCCGTCGTTCGCAACCATTGCCGCCCTCTTCGCCTGAAAGGCCACCCCATGTCCTACGAAACATCATATACCCATATCCCCGAAGGCCCCGCCCGTATCCTTGCGGCGCTTGAAGACACCAGAAACTACATAGACGACGACATGCGGTTCAACACGATCGTTCGCGCAGTCTCCGAGTTAACCCTTGAGCAAGCCGAGCTTGCCCTTTCCTTCGCCGGTATCCAAGGGCTGCCCGCAACCGCAATCTGGCAGTTTTCTCGCGGCTTCCTGCCTACCGTTTAACCCCCACGAAAGGCCTCCCCATGCTTTACGATCTTATCGCCACCGCCAGCTATCCCGCCCATCCCACCATCATCCTTGACCTCGCCATCCCCCACGCCGAGTGCCTTGACCTCCTTGCCGCCGTGCAACGCATAATCGCCCAAGGCGTGACCATCGCCTGCGTCCCAACCGGACTCGGATAACATCGGCCAGTGCTTCCACGCGAAGCATTGCGCGATGCAATCCCGCATCCCGGCGCAATGCGCCAAACGAAAGGCCAATACCATGACTAAGACAAACACCCCCATCACCCTCCCCGCCACGCCCATCGCCATCACGGCACAGGGCCACAGCGCCGAGGTCAATCCAGCCGACTTCCATCCCGATGCAATCGAGGCAATCTTCACTTACGGCCTTCGCCGTTGGTTCCAAGATAATATCAACAGCGCCGCAGCCGTTGCCCGAAACGCCGAAGCTCCCTTCGACGCCGCCGCATCGTTCACTGATCGCCTCGGTCAGGCCACCACCGGCACCATTTCAACCCGTGGCGCAGGCACGGACCCAGCCATCGCCACCAACCGTCGCGCCGTTCGCGAGCTTGCCAAGTCACACACCGCACTCGCCGCCGCCATCAAGGCGACCGAGGCCGGCCCCGACCGCGACGCGCTCCTCGACGCCATCGCCGCCAATAACCCTGAGCCGGTTGCCGAGATGGTCGCCCGCATGGAGGCAGAAGCGAAAGCCAAGACAGAGGCTGCAGCTGCCATGTCCATCACCGTCTGACACCGACCGTGGCGAAAGAGTTATTTTCTTTCGCCCCTCCGGACGTCTGAGCAATAAAAAGTGTTGCAAAAAACTCACACAAAACCGACGGGCAACATAGACCGTCTAAAGTCCATACCCCCAGTTTGGCCTTATATTATATGGCTCACCTCGATTTTTTTTTTTTTGCTAAATCGGGGCAAGAAAAAGCTCCCGCGAGAGGTTAATCAAGCGGGGGCGCGCGAAGGCGGTTGGAGGTTTATGCCGGCTTAGTGACTAATACCGCAAAGCGAGGGACGCGTTGAGTGAGCCGCCCCGGCCCCGGCTTTTCCCCGTTGACGACCGCAGGCGCGTGTGCTAGATTACTCCCAAGCCGCCGCGCGTTGGCGTAAAGTGGGATACAGCCATACTATGAAACTCGATCTTAATCTAGCACCCCGCAGCGGCGCCGGTCGCAAGGCCATCCCGCTTGAGTTTGAAGTTGTTCGTCCTATCGACGCAGCCGATCTTGAGCTACTTTCCCAACCGGCCTCGACTAAACCTTCGCAACTCAAGCGGCTGAGCGACCGGCACCACAGCCTCGCGCGGCTGCTGGCCTCGGGCACGCCTGACGATGAATGCGCCGCCATCGTGGGCTACACGCAATCGCGCGTAAGCGTCCTCAAAGCCGACCCGTCGTTTCAGGAGCTTCTTTCTCTCTACCGCAAGGAAGTTAAGACGGAGTTCGCGACCAGCCTCGAGCACATGGCCGGGCTTTCACGGGACGCCATTCTCGAGCTTCGGGATCGTATGGAGGAGGAGCCGGGCAAATTCACCAACAACGAACTGCGGGCGCTGGCCACCGAACTAAGCGACCGGACTACCCAACAGGATGACAGGGGCGCAAAACTCCCTGACATCATCGAGCTTGTCTCGCCGTCGATGGTTCCCTCGCCGTCCGGTGATGATGAGGGGGGCAGCGTGTGACGCGGGCTCAAATCGCGCTGCCCCCAAAACTAATTCCCGTCTTTCAGGGACGGTCACGCTACCGCTGCGCTTGGGGCGGACGAGGCTCAGCCAAGACTCGTTCATTCGCCATGATGAGTGCGATTGACGGATACCGTCTCGGGCGGGCTGGCATATCTGGCAATATCCTCTGCGCTCGTGAGCACCTCGTCAACCTCGACGAAAGCTCGATGGAGGAGGTTAAGGGCGCAATTCGGGCGGTTCCTTGGCTCGAGGCCTACTACGAGATCGGCGAAAAATACATCAGGTCAAGGGACGGTCGTATCCGCTATCTCTTCACCGGCCTGCGTCATAACCTTTCTGGCGTCAAGTCGAAAGCCCGCATCCTGCGCTGTTGGGTTGATGAGGCTGAGACTGTCGCAGACCCGGCTTGGCAAGTCCTCCTCCCCACCATGCGAGATCAGGGACAGGGCTGGGAAACCGAAATTTGGATTACGTGGAACCCTGAGCGAGAAGACTCCGCAACTAACCAACGCTTCCGCATCAATCCGCCTACCAGCTGGAAAGGCGTCGAACTCAACTACCATGACAACCCATGGTTTCCCGAGGCGCTTGAAAGCGAACGCCTAGACGACCAGCGGCTGCGCCCCGACACCTACGATCACGTCTGGAACGGGAGCTACCTCGAAATCACGGAAGCTCAGGTCTTCCACGGACGTTTCTCGCAGGAAGAATTTGAACCGAGTGAAGACTGGAACGGCCCCTATCACGGCCTCGACTTCGGCTACTCCCAAGACCCGACCGCCGCCGTTCAGTGCTACACGCACGGAAACGTTCTCTACGTTCGGCGCGAGGCAGGCAAGAAAAAACTCGACCTTGACGACACCGTTCCCTACCTCGCACGAGAAATTCCGCAGATTACTATGCACACGGTTCGGTGCGACAGCGCTCGCCCTGAGTCAATCGCATACTTGCAAAAACACGGTATGCCGCGCGCTGTCGGCGTGAAGAAAGGTCAGGGGTCGGTTCAGGACGGCATCGAGTTTATGAAATCATTCGACCGCATTGTGGTCCACCCGGACTGTCCTGAAACTTATCGTGAGTTCCGCCTGCATTCGTATAAAATCGACCGCCTGTCGGGTGACGTTCTTCCGGTTATGCTGGACTCATTCAACCACTGGATTGACTCAATCCGTTATGCGCTAGAGCCGCTGATGCGCGCCAAAAGCCGCCCCCGCTTAAGGAGCCTGTAATGTTTGGCCTATTCAACAAACCCGAAGCGAAGGCGAGCCGCGCGCTTAAACTGGAAATGCAGCGTCTTCCCGATGCGGAATGGACCAAGTTCGACTACAAGGCCGCAAGCGAAGAAGGCTATCAGCAGAACGTCATTGCATTCTCCGCAATCAATCGCCTTGCTACGTCAGTCGCTAACATAACTTTTCAGGTCCGTGTCGGGGATCAAGTCGAAACTGCGCACCCACTTATTGACCTCATGAAGCGACCCAACCCCATGCAGTCTGGCCACGCTTGGTGGCTCACGCGCGTAGGCTATTGCATGTTATCCGGCAACATCTATGATGAGATAGTAATGTCTGAGGACGGCAAGCGCATCGTAGAGCTTTGGCCGCTCAGACCCGATCGCATGACTATCTCAAGAGGCCCGTCAGGCCTGCCTCGCGCTTATCACTACCGGAACGGCGGAACCTTAGTCAACTTCCCTGCCGATACCGTCACAGGCGAGTCACTAATCAACCACACAAAGCTGTTCAACCCGCTCAATGACACCTACGGCCTGTCGCCTGTCAGCGCGGCAGCCTACGGTATCGACCAACACAATGAGTCAGCAAACTGGATCAAATCACTGCTGCAAAATTCCGCGCGGCCTTCCGGCGCACTTGTGGTTGATAAGGATACGTCTCTCAGCGACGAAGAGTTCCGCCGCCTGCAAAGTGAAACGGAAGAAAAGTATTCCGGCTCGCGTAACGCCGGTCGCCCTATGCTACTTGAGGGCGGACTTGAGTGGAAAGCGATGGGCTTGAGTCCTGTCGATATGGAAATCCTCAAGGCTCGGGAAATGGCGGCGCGAGAGGTATCGCTAGCCTTCGGCGTTCCTCCGCTCCTCCTCAACATCCCCGGCGACAACACCTTCGCCAACTACCGCGAGGCGCGGCTCGGCTTTTACGAAGACACAGTTATTCCTTTCGTTCGATACATGCTGGCTGAACTCAACCACTTCTTCTCTACCTACTATCCTGACGCCGTTCTGGAAATCGCCATGGACTCAATCGAGGCTATCGCGGAAAAACGTATGAAGCAGTGGGCCATGGCCGACGCCTCCGACGACATCACGCTGAACGAGTCCCGCCGACTCAAGGGCCTGCCTCCGCTACCTGATCCTCTCGGCGGCACTCTCATGAGTGAAATTCGCGCTGGCACACGAGGCGACAGCCCATCGCCCGAGCTTACAAAAGCTGAGGATGAGGCATATGGCCGACGCTAGTGCCTACCTCACAGTCTTAGACGAAGCGGAGGCGGCTATCCTTCCTAGCCTGACTCCACTGCTCGAGGCCGAAAGCCTACGGCAGTTGACCTCACTTCGTCTAAGCGGGCAGCCCGCTCAGCCCTCCCCTGAGTATCAACGGGCTGTCCGCGATCTTCTTCTCAACCTCTGGCGCACGGCAATTGACGGGACTCTTGGTCTATCGCTGAGTGACCTCGGCCTTAAAGCTGACCCGACGCAAAACATTCTTGAAGAATATGCACGACAGTTCGGGGCGAGGCAAATATCTCGGATAGTCAATACAAGTCGGGATCAGATTGTGCGAGAAATAACTTTCGGGCAGGCTCGCGGGCTTTCGGTGGCCGAAGTCGCCCGCAACCTACAAGAGACCATTCCCCGCCTCGCCGCATCACGCGCGCTGACTATCGCAACTACTGAGTCTCATGGTGCATCACAATACGCCTCACAGCGGCGAGCGGAACAATCAGGCCTTATCCTGCAAAAACGATGGAACAGCATCCGCGATAGCCTTGTTCGTGATTTTGGGACCTCCGGCAAGATTAGCCAGTTCAACCACCGAGTTATGCACGGAATAACTATCGCACTAAGCCTCAACTTTCAGGTGCCCAGTCTTTATGGTAGCACAGAGGGCTTACTTTTCCCCGGCGACCCGCGCGGCAGTCCCGGTAATATCATCCACTGTCGTTGCCATCAGACTTATGTCCGACGCGGATAAATAATTCTTGCCAACGCCTACAAGTTCCGGTATCATCCTCCTAACACAAAAAACCCGGATAGGCCCATACAGACGGAACCGCTTTTATGTCAAAAGAACTCTCGATCCTAAATTTTCGCACCGAGATTAAAGCGGATGAAAAAACCGGTGTCATCTCGGGCTACGCTTCGACCTATCATACTGTTGACAACGGCAATGACATTGTAATGCCGGGCGCGTTTGACGCCAGCATAGCGGCGGGCAACCGCGTCAAGATGCTTTGGCAACACGACCCATCACAGGTCATCGGCGTATGGACAGCAATGGCTTCTGACTCCAAGGGGCTTCACATTGAGGGCCGATTGCTCAAGGGCGTAAGCAAGGCTGATGAGGCTGCTATCCTTATAGAGGCCGAGGCGCTCGATGGCCTGTCGATTGGCTACACAACGGTTAAGGCCGACCGCAATTCTAAAGGTCAGCGCGAACTCAAAGAGCTACGCCTTTGGGAAGTTTCCCTCGTTACGTTCCCCATGAACGTCGAGTCAACAATCACCGCAATGAAGAAACTTCACTCGGTGCGGGATGTAGAGCATATACTGCGGGACGCAGGTGTGCCCAATGCTATGGCAAAGGCAATTGCTGTTGACGGATATGACGTCGCAGTGAAAAAGTTGGCCAAAGGAGAGCGGGACGCTCCCGATGCGCGGTCTCTCAGCGAGACACAAAAACTGCTCAAGAAACTGAAGGAGCAATTCGATGCCTAAAGATGAAATCGACTTTGACACTCTGCGCGATACGCTGGCTGACGTCAGTAAGTCGTTCGAGACTTTCAAAGAGAAAAACGACGGCTTCCAGGCTGAGACCAAAAAAGGTTTCGAGGATGTCGTTCGTAAAGAAGAAATCGACAGAATCAACAAACACCTCGATGACCAGCAAGCAACACTCGATGCCGCGATGGCGCGACTGAAGCGGGCGACCATGGAAAAAGCCGACGGCGACTCCGAGGATCACGACAAGATCGCCTTTGACTGGGCTAACCTGAACGCGAAGCGGAACGGCAAGAGCTCGATCGAATACGGCGCCGAAGAACTCAAAGGATACGGCAGCGCCTTTGATCAGTATCTTCGCAAGAAAGATGAGCGACATCTGACGCCAGATGAGTCCAAGGCTTTGTCTGTCGGCTCCGACCCGGACGGCGGTTTCCTTGTTCGTCCTGACACCTCTGGCCGGATCGTGACGCGCATCTTTGACTTGACTCCCATGCGTCAATACGCCAATGTTCAGGTCATCGGCACCGACGCCCTCGAAGGGATGCACGATGTTGATGAGGCCGACTCCGGCTGGGTCAACGAAACCGAGACCCGGACCGAGACCGGCACACCGCAACTCGAAAAGTGGCGCATTCCGGTCCACGAGCTTTATGCCAATCCGCGCGCAACGCAGAAGTTGCTGGATGACGCGGCGGTGGACGTTGAAGGCTGGCTCAGCGACAAAGTGGCTGACCGCTTTGCCCGTGAAGAGGGTAGCGCGTTCGTCAACGGCGATGGCATCGGCAAGCCTCGCGGGTTCCTGACCTACGGCGCGAAGGCCAGTCCTCAGGTCTATGAAATTGGCGCACTGCGCCGGTTCGGCACTGGCGTCAACGGCGGTTTTGGTGCGGCCCCGGACAGCGGCGATGTCCTGATTGATATGGTGGAGAACCTCCGCTCCTTCTATCGGTCAAACGCAATCTGGGCCATGAACCGCTTCACGACTGGCGAAGTTCGAAAGCTCAAAGATACTGATGGTGCGTATCTATGGCAGCCCGGCATCGCCGTAGGCACTCCATCGACGTTGCTGGGTTACAGCGTGTCCACTTTTGATGACATGCCTGACATCGCCAACGGCTCGCTTTCCATCGCTTTCGGCGACTTCAACTCGGGCTACCAGATCGTCGATCGGCAGGGCATTCGGGTTCTCATTGACCCTTACAGCGCCAAGCCTTACATCCAATACTACACGACAAAGCGCACTGGCGGAGATGTCGTTGACTTCGACGCCATCGAGCTTCTGTCCTTCAGCGCATAAGGAGAAACAACTATGTTGCGTGATCTAACCAACAACGTGACGGTGGCGGAGAGTCTTCGCCCCGCCGCGCGCACCGCTGCCACGTCGAATGGTGAGGGGGTCTTCCTCCAAGGCTACGACTCTGCAGTGGTTGCAGTCACCATCGGTGCCCTGTCCGGGACCGCTGGTGACTCGGTTGTGACGCTGGAAGAGTCGGACGATAATTCGACTTTCACCGCCGTTGCTGCCGCCGACATCCTCGGGGCGACACCCGCTGCTCTGGCCGCTAACACGGCCTATCAGTTCGGCTACCGAGGTAGCAAGCCCTACATTCGCGCCGTCTGGACAAAAGGCGGCGAAACGAGTGTTACGGCCAGCGCAGTCGTTGTTCTTGGGCATCCTCACAGAACAGCCTAGCAACGACTTGGAGGGGCTTAACGGCCCCTCCGATCTTTTTGGGGATTAACAATGGCACTCAGCGGAACAAACAACCTTAGGCAGCGTCAGACAAACCGGACGCTTACTGCCGCTACAGTTGAGCCTGTTACTCTCGCCGAAGTCAAAGAGCATCTGCGTATAACATTCGACGCGCAGGATGCCTATATCGAAGACGCCATTGTCGCCGCTCGCGAAGAGATTGAGGCCGTCAGTGGTTTCTCCTTCACAACGGCAACCTTTCTCACCGTTCTTGACCGGCTGCCCGGCGCGACTGATGAGTGGTGGGACGGCGCGCGTTATGGTTCCATAGCCTACCTGCACGGTGCGCAAAACATTCTGGCGCAGATTGAACTCCCCGCATACCCGCTGATAGAGGTTCTTACCGCTACATTCACTGACTACGCTAATGTTGAAACATCAGCAGTCCCCGCCGACCTATTTAACATCGACACCGTGAGCTATCCCGGTCGCGTTGCGCTCAAGCAGGGCGCAGTTTGGCCTATCGCTGGGCGAAATATAAACTCAGTCAAGCTGACTTACACCGCCGGGTTTGGTGCCACCGCTGCCGATGTCCCTGAGTGGGCCAAACGCGCTATTCGCACTATGGCTGCCTATCTCTACGATAACCGTGGGGTAGGCTGTTCCACTGCCGACGCTTACCACGCTAGCGGCGCTGATCGCATTGTGCGTAAATTTAGGGCCACCCGCTTTTGAGTGGGTATGGTCCTATTCCACGGGAATGAAGCCATATGAAACTGTGCGACATAAACGCTAACGCCTTCAGTCATCTCATTCAAATTGAACGTAAGACTGTCGTGCCTGACGGCCAAGGCGGCTCTACTGACGAGTGGGTAGCTGACCCCGCTGAAGGCGTTTACGCTAGTGTAAAGTTTCTCACGGGCACCGAGCGCTGGGAGGCCTCCGCAATTCAAGGCGGCGATCTGCTCCGCGTAGTGACTCGATTTCGCAATGACGGTTTTGACTCTCCGTATTACAATATCGGAGACAGAATCATATATCGCAACCGTGAGTTCGGCATCCTCAGTGTGCATGACATAGAGTTCGCTATGACCTACTTGCAAATTGATTGTATGCTAGGGCGCCCAACGTGAGCCTCAATACTCGAGTTGACCTTAGCGGTATGGAGGCACTAGAAGATCGTTTAACTGATCTCCTATTCGCGGGACAAGGGTCGGTCGAGGCGATCAGTAATTTTGTCGCGCAGTCAACCGCGCAGCGGGCAAAAAACCTTATCAACAACTCAGTCGCTGCAGGACGCACTTACTACCGAGACAACCCGCGCCGTCTGGTAACCGCGTCCGCTCCCGGCGATGCGCCCGCAAATGACCTCGGCTACCTTGTTTCTACTATCCGTTTCAAAAAGTATGCTACTGGCTCGGCTTACGCTTATGTATCAGCCTACTATGCGGCTGACCTCGAGTTCGGCAACCCGTGGATAGCGGCTCGCCCGTTCTTCTATCCGTCATTCCTGCTCGCGGTGCAGGCGGGCGAAAAACGCTTTGTCGAAGAATTTAGGAGCCGACTATGACCTCGTTCGCCAACCCCGCGCAGGTTGCCATCTACAGTCGTCTCACAACCGAGACCACGCTTTCAGTCTACGATGATGTCCCCGATGTTCCTGCAGGTATGCCGGATGAGTCATTTCCCTACGTAGTGGTTGGAGAAGACCTCTTGACACCTTGGGACACCGATGATACTATTGGGCAGCAAGTGCTACTGAACATTTACTGCTGGAGCAGATACTCCGGCAAAAAAGAAGTCAAAGGAATGATGGGGCAAATATACACCGCGCTGCACCGATCGGCACCAGCTTTAGTGTCGCCGGGCCTGCGCTTTGTCGATTGCCTATTTGAGTTCGGTCAGGTCCTCGACATGGCGGACGGAAAGACAAGGCAAGGCATTCTCCGCTTCCGCCTTACAATGCAACAAGCCTCATAAGGAGCTATATCATGGCAGGCTTTAATGGACGACAACTGGTCATTGACTGGTCCGCAACTACGCTGGTCGGCGTGCGCTCGCGGACTATCAGCACGACGAATGACTACGTGGATGTGACAACTGATGACGACACCGGCTGGCGGACACTGCTTGCTGACCCCGGTATGCGCTCGGTCGAAGTTACTGTGAGTGGCATTACCTCAGATGAGGTTTTGTTGGCGGCGATTTATGCGGCTGACGTGGAGAAGACGGCTCTTGAGGTGACGCTACCGACTTCGCTGGCCACAGCAGGTTCGCTTCAGGCGGATTTCCTAATCTCGAGCTTCGAGCAGTCGGGCGAACATGACGGAGCCTACGAGTTCTCCGCCACGTTCATGTCTACCGGCGAAGTGACCTACACCGCCAGCGCCGCCGTATAACCAAAGGACTATCACCATGAGAACCGTCACAGTAGAATTGGGTAACAAAGAATTTACCCTCACTGCCGACTTCGCCACTTCGCTTGAGATCGCCGAGAAAGTTGGAGACCCTCTCACCATTGCGCGTGAGGGGGTTCTCGAACGTATGATGCTTGAGAGCGGCGTGACGTATGAGCCTAAATGGCGCTTCACGATTCTCAACGTCGTGGAGATCATCTACATCGGAGCGAAAGCGCACGACTCGGAAATCACTCGAAAGATGATCCAGAACGCCGTCTTTGAGGCCGGGTTCTTCTCTGCGCGCGATAGCGCGGTCGAGTATCTCGCCTCTATCATCGGACCGCAGCCGGAGCTTCCCGACGAGATGAAGGAAAAGAACACAGACAAAGCCAGCCTTACGCCGGAAAAGTAGGGTGGGTTGGCTTCGTCAAGAACGCCTACAAACTGGCCCGGTCTTGGGGAGTTCAACCCAGCGAATTTTGGAAACTCTCCTCGACCGAGTTTTGGTGGGAATTTGAAGAAAACGTAAGAACTAACCGCCGCGTCGAAAAAGGGCTCGGAGGTATAGCGAAGTCCGATTGGGACGAGGCCTGGAAAAAACACAAGGCGAAAAAGCAAAATGCAACTCGGCGAACTCACGGCTAAAATTACAGGCGACTACAGTGGGTTAACATCCGCTGTAGCCGGTGCCAGCGGACTTCTCGACAGCTACGGTAGGAAAGTTGTCAGCGTTAATAATTCGGCAAAGTCGAGTGCCGATAAAGGAACGCTGGCATACGAGCGTCTTAAGCGTTCTGTTGATCCACTCTACGCCTCTACTAAGAAGTATGAGTCGGCGATGAAGGTGCTTAACAGCCAGCTTGCTTCCGGTAAAATTAACCAAGCCGAGTTCGCTCGCATGACTACGCTGGCCTCAGGCACGTTTAAGACAGCTGGCGCGTCAGCTATGAACATGAATGACAGCTTGCGGGCGAGTCGCTTCGCTGCGGGCAACCTTACGGCGCAGTTCAATGACATCGGCGTTATGATGGCCGCAGGGCAAAACCCTTTCACGCTCGCCATGCAACAAGGCACACAGATTAGCCAAGTCCTGAATAACATGGGCAAGGAAGCTAGGATTTTGCCGACACTGGCCGCTGGCTTCACGTCGATGCTTAACCCGGTTAGCTTGATAACGCTAGCGTTGATTGCCGGTGGCGCGGCCTTGGTTCAGTGGGGGGTGCGGACATTTAGGGCGGAGAAAGAAACTGAAGCGCTGGTTAAAACACTCAAAGACGCCCGTCAAGCTATGGCGGACCTCAACGCCGAAAACCGCAGATCAGCACTTGGCATCGACGAAAATGAAGAGGTTCTTCAGGCCAACGTCACTAAAGAGCTTCAGGAACAAGCACGAATTATTGAGCGTATTAACGAACTGAAAGACAGCACCGATAAAATGGAGCAGGGAGGCTTAAGATTTCTCACTGAGGCGCTTCCCCGGCAAGAGGCCAAGGTTCGCGCCGCCGAACAGGAATTGACCGCATACCAATCCAGCCTCGAGTTGCAAGAAGAGCTAGGTGATCGGCTTTCTCAGACGACAAAAGCCATCGCTACGCGCCTTGCTTTGTTTCAGGAAGAGGAAGCGTCACTGCTTCACCAGATCGCCTTAAACGATACTATAAGCGAATTTGGAGAAAAAAGCCTACAGCTTGTTGCTTTGCGTTTGTCCCGCGAGCGTGAATTATACGCGCAAAAAGTGGCTGGAATGTCGCTTGACGAGCAACAGAAAGAGTCTCTTATCTCTATCAATGAGCTTGTGCTGCGCCAACAGCAGGGCTTGGAAAACAGCCAACTCATAACTACGCAATTTGGCTCCGCTTGGGAGAACATCAAGGCTCGCGTTGCGGAAGTTACCGGCGAGTATGCCAAGATCAAAACAGAAGCTGAGGGACTCACTCGGGCGGCGAAACAGACTGCTGATCTCGAGGCCATCCGTGTTCGTTATGGCAAGGAGTCGCTTGAGTATCTGCGACAACAACAAGCCGCTGAACGGGCGGCGCTTGAAATTCGTATTCAGGCTGAAGGTATTTCTAAGCAACTCGCTGATCGACTGCGCGATGCGCTAAATTATGCTCAAGGCTTAGCGCAACTTGAACTGTCTGGCGGTATTCAGTTGGCGGCTACAGCAGCGTCAACACTGGCCACGCAGTTTGGTATTGCCTACGAAAACGCCTACGCCCTCGCAAAGTTGCAAACTTCAGGCGCGCTTAACAGTCCGGTTGGTGGGGCGTTCGCAGGCTTTGGCGGGGCTGACGGCATGAGCCTAGGCGGAGGCGGCATCGGCTTCGATGGGAATAACTCAGAGCAGAGCGCCTTTATTCGGAACCTTGTTCCGCCTAAGGTCAATACAGGCGGAGGCAGTAAAAGCGGCGGTGGCGGCGGCCAAGGAGAAAGCGACGCCGACAAACTCCGCAAAGAGACCGAAGAACGCCTCGAGGCTCTTCGCGAACGCTTTATGACCGAAGCAGAGTTGCAGAATGAAACTTACCAACTGCAGCAGGAAACATTGCGTAGTGCTAAAGAGCAGCAGCTCATAACGCAGCAAGAATTTGAAACGCTGATGGAAAAGTCGGCTAAGGCTCACGCAGATAAAATGGGGCAGCTTGACACCTATCGTTACGGCACAGCGGTGCAGCGGACTGAAAAGTTCTTCGGTGAAATGGCCACTGCCTTTGCTACGGGCAATGAGCGTATGCTGCAAATATCTAAAGTCTTCGGCGCGGCGGAGGCCCTGATTAACTCATGGCGAACCTTTACTCAAGTTATGGCTGATGAAACACTGCCGTGGTATGCTAAGCTGCCTGCCGCCATTTCGTTGTTTGGCTCCGCTGTGCAGGCCGTATCCGCTATTCAGGGTGTAGGTAAAGGCGGCAGCGGCTCTAGTGCAGTATCGGGGTCAGGTGCGAGCGGTAACGCGGGGTCCATTGCGGCTGGAAGCGAGGCAAGCCAGCCTATGAACCGCTCTCTTACACTGATTGGTGATCGCTTTAATCAGGCGCAGGCCATGGAAATAGCTGAATTTATGAACGATGGAACAGACAACGGACTGGTAATTAGGGGCCGCAGATGACTATTGTAATCCAGCCGGGGTATACACTGCCTGAGGGCAAGTATGCGCGAATTTTACATAACGGAAACTCGCACGACATTAACGCCATAACCGGGCCTGAGTCTTCTATAGACTTTGCTCCCTCTAATCTCTTATACGGGGACACAGTTGATAAGTGGGTTCCGTTTAGCAACCTGTTTGCCTCTCCGGCTTCGCAGGCAGATGGCACACTTTTGAACATCACGCTGGGGGCGGATGAGCAAACTATAACCGATACCGCGTCCGGTAACGACCATTCCCTTCTATTCGATAGACCGGACGCCGCCACAGATCAGAATGTTTTCGCGGTATTGGTGGAGACTAAGACGGCCTATGGAATAAGATTAAGGCTGCGCGATGATCCAAACCTCGCAGCGCGTATCATATTCGATTTCGTCAACGAAACTACTATTACGGTCGGCAGCGGCGTCGGGACTATCACGCGGATAAAAGCTGATCAGTATTTGTGTGTATATTATCCGCCGCCGCCTGTTGCCGGGATCACAGGTTATGCAATAGACTTGGTTGATAATAACTATGACCCCGATTTTTTGGGCGACGAAACTCACAGCGTTAGAGTTCTCGCCAAGTATGAGAGCACGGGAAGCGCCACTCTGCAATTCAGCACGTTAGGCCCGAAGCCCGCAACGGCACTGGCTTTGGCTGCGCATAACTTAGGCTCAAGTGGCACACAGCTTGCTGTGCAATACTTGCCAGTAGGCTCTGGTGTTTGGACTACACTGGCCGATTTCACTCCTCTTGATAATTCCCCTATTATGGTTTTGTTTGCAGAAACTGTTGCCGCGGATTGGCGGCTGGTTCTTACTGGCGGATTGCTCCCTTCCATCGGCGTCCTCAAGCTAGGTAATGCTTTAGTCATGGAGCGTCCTTTCTACTCCGGCGCATCTCCCGCAGTCATGAACCGCAATACAAGCGTTCTGGGAAACCTCAGCGGTAGTGGAGATTTGCTTGGCCGCTCGGTTCGTCGTTCAACTCTTTCTGGCAGTTATTCTTGGAGTAACTTGACATACGATTGGGTTCGTGCTAACTTGGACGGGAAGTTAGGGCTAATTCAATCAGTTGAACAAGAACCTCTATTCGTGGCTTGGAGGCCGTCAGTGACCCAAGACGTAGATTACATAATGGAGGCTAACGTAGGCAAACCTTCGGCTCAGGGCACCCGTAATCTATGGTCATTCGAGCTGTCCGGGGAGGCCCATAGCTATGAATGAAAGAGAACTTGACCGGGAGCCGACTGAGTTAATTAAGATTACCTTACCGCGCTGCGTTAATGTTTATGGAGTATCTCCCTGTAATGCGGCAGGCTCCGTGGGTTCTGAGTGCTATAATTGCCGCGCTACCTGCCAAGACCCGGACAATTATCGCGACACCCCTGACCGCCACCTTAAGCCGGACTTAATTAAAATTGACGGTGAGTCGTTGAATGAAGATGAACTTGAGCGGTCCTCTAGTTTATTCGCGTCATTCTCTGTCCGCTTTCCCGCCGTGCCTACCGGAGTGATTGCGGAAACCGGCGGAAGTAGTCTGGGTTTCTACCTAGGCGTTATTGGAGCCGACTTGGTATGCAGCGCCGGAACCGTAGACGCCGCACCTGCCGCCGGTAACGGTAGAATTACTGTGCCTGTTGACCAGTTTATTGGGCGTAGTCTATGGCTTTACGTTGAGATTGATTTCACCGTCAGCGGCGCCTCCACACTCAATCTTTGGTCCTTTGACCTTACTACTCGTGAATTGGTTTTGCTGGGATCAGACAACTTTGACGGCGGCGCGACTTGGACTGATTTAGACGCGGGTGGGGTTGGTTTTGGCTCCGGCGCAGTCCCTATAGGGGCACCCGGCACTGAGTGGAGCGGCGGACCTATCTCGGCTTATTTCTACAACAATCAAAATGCTCCGGCAGATATGCCTAGTTCGTTTGCCGCACCGATTTGGCTGAGCTACGGCAGCAAGGCACTGCCGCTTGACCCTCCCTACACTTTCCCATGCTTACGTGATGTCAGCACTATGGGCACCATGCTCAATCTGAACGCGGCTGACGAAAACTACGATCCGCTAGGGCGGCGAGCAATGCTGTCAGTTAAGTGTGTTGATTTCACTCACAGTGATGTGACGCAAGACCCGTATCTAGCAACACGAAACATTGACCCGAGAGCGAGTTCTACTTTTTGGCGCAAGTGGCTACAACGGCAGAAGTTTGGTAAAGTCGGGGCGCTTGTTGAGTCTTTCACTGGCTATGCTGGGCAGCCCCTTTCAGAATATACTCGACGCGCCTATCAATTTGACTCGGTAAAGTATACGGAAGACTCAATTAGTTTTGACTCACGCGACATCCTGTCTAAGACCGAGTTTCGTAAAGCGCAGGTTCCAGCCCCTAGTTTGGGTGTTTTATCTGCTGACATTGATGAAGTAGTGACCACGTTTTCACTATTTAATGATGTGACTACGGAATACCCCGCAGCAGGAACTGTCCGCATTAACGACGAAATTCTACAGTATACTGGGCGGACTTTTAACGGCCTAGACGCTACTGATTTTACTGGTGTGACGCGCGGCACTGACGGGTCAACCGCTGACAGTCACGTTATTGATGATGTAGTTCAAATCTGCCGTCGCTATATTGATGCTAACATATCCGACACGCTTGTTGAATTACTAGTCGATGACTCAAAGATTGAGTTACAAAATGTGGCACTGCTTGAGTTTGAGCAGGAAGATGAGCAATATCTTTCCGCCTATAAACTCACAACGCTGATAACGGAACCGACCGGAGTTAGCGAACTCATTGGCCGTATGTCTGAAGAATGCTCCTTTTCCTTATGGTGGGATGAGCGATCTCAGCTTGTTAGAATGAAAGCAATTCGAGCAGTCGCTAAAGCCGATCTTGTTGCTAGCTGGACTTATGAAGACAATATAATCGCGGGCTCATTTAAGCTAGAAGAAAAGCCTAAGCAGCGACTCAACGTCATTAACTTTTACTACAACCCGAAAGACTTTGCTGGGGATTTGCGCAGTCCGGCCAACTACCAAAACGGTCTTCAGGTAGTAAACGGGCAATCATCCTTGCCTGAGCAATACGGAAACTTCGTCCAGAGTCGAGATGTGTTTTCCATCTTTATCAAAACTGAAGCACAAGCCAATCAAACTACTTCTAGGCTGGCAATCCGTTATGCTGACATTCCAATCTACGCCAACTTCTTTCTCGACGCGCGAGACAGGCAGTATTGGGTTGGTGACTTTGTAACTATATCACACCCAATGGTAGTTGACGCTTTAGGCCTGCGTAAGATACGCCGGTGGATTATTGTGGAGGCTGAGGAGGTTGATCCCGGCCACATGATTAAATATGTTTGTGCGGATGTTACACTCGATGGCACGATTTTCACAATCGCGGCTAACGGATTTGGAACTTTTACGCCTGAGCTTTTTGAGCAAGGCATAGCTTTCATTACCAACAACGACGGAACTAATCTAGATGGAACTCCCGGAGCGAGGATAGCATAATGGCTTTTGCTTGGACTGACTTAACTAATGCGCAAGTAGCTGCCGGCGCGGCTCTTGATACCGCACTCATAACAGCGCTGCGCGACAACCCGGAAGGCATAGCTCAGCGCGCGTCTGGCGCACCTAAGATTTTTGGTGTGCCCTACGACTTTCAAGAGTTTACGACTAACGGCACTTGGATAAAACCAGCTAACGCTGAAGTTGGTGATACAGTAATTGTGCATGTAGTTGGTGGCGGGGAGTCGGGTAACAACACCACTGGAAACAACTTTGGTGGCGGCGGCGGTGGCGGGGCTATGCAACGCTTTGATGATATAAATGATCTCCCGGCTACGGTTGACGCTGTAGTTGGTGCGGGAGGAGTAGGCGCATCAGTGAACGGCGGCACTAGCTCGTTTGGGATTACTAACAATCTTTGGTATATGGAGGCGGAAGGCGGTGGTGTTTTGGCTCAGGGGAAGGGTGGTCGAGTAAAACGCGGTTCTAGCGCAAGCGCTTCTCGCGATACAGACACTTTTGACGACCCACAAGACGGGGGAGACAATGTTAATTTAAATTACCCTATCTCGGCTATAACTGGTGGCGGCAGTGGCGGCGGCAACGCGAACGGAAATATATCAACTGGAGCCACTTTATCTGCGTTTGCAGGTGGGGGTGGTTTAGGTAATGGCTCTACTCAAGAATTACGTGACGGCATGTTTCCGGGCGGAGGCGGCGGCGGAGCAGACGCTAACTTCTACCCCTCAGGCGCCGGTGGAAATGGCGTTGTCCGAGTTTGGTGTGTAAAGGAATTTTGATATGACTAAGCAAAATACCGGCGTGGTAATCGACGCCAAAAACTACTATGTCGGAGCAGTAAGCTGGTCCACCCCGGATGAGCGACCCCGCTTTAAGAAACAGACTGGCCTTAAACTCATTCTGGACGCGGAAGCTCAAGAGACCGGCGGAAGAACTGACGGACGGTGGAACACTGAGACAAAAAAGTGGCTTTGGCCGACCGAGGCTTACGTGCTTGTTCGAGACAGAATTGATCTTCCGCGTTACGCCGCGCTGCTTGGGGAAAAACAAGTCTGGCCCGATAACCTACCGCAAACGAAAAAAGGCGAAAGATGGATTAAGCAACGCGCGCCAGAAGGCCCGAAGAACAAAATCATGTGGGACCACGAAGACTCGGCGTGGGTGTCACCTAAAGTTTACTCAATCCTAGACTCCGAGGGGGTTGAGGTTAACAAAGTTCTGGCGTTGGCTGAGGAGCATGTGAAGCTGGACGAGGGCCAGACTGCAGTTACTGATTACGTCGCACCCGCTCGCGTGACTCAGCCTGAAGAAGAAGAAATTAACGTAGAGGACTTCAAAGCTGCACTGCAAGGGAAAGTTCTTTACACAGGCTTTCAGGCGTTTTTGGCTTCCAAGGGCTACTCTGAAAACGACCTTGAGGGCCTAGAAACTATCTCATATTCCAACAACCTAATACAAGAGTGGAGTCAAAAGAACAAAATAAACGATAAACAGCTACGGACTGCAATCCAAGGACAAAAAGCTGAGCGCATAAAACGTATGGAAAGACTGCGTAAACTCAAACTAGGCGAGACTAATGTCTAATATAGGTGATAAGATAAAAGAAGATGGAGTAGGTATGCGGTGGATACGGACCGCCGCAGCAACCGTGACCGCAAGCGCTGCCGCTTCTGGCGTGCTTTATGGGGTGCTAGTCTGGTTGGTCACGCCCCGATTTAAGGAGTTTTCATCGGGCATTGTATACAGCATAACTGAGCAACTTCGCGAGGATGTTAAGCGGAACGGGGAGCAGGGCGATCGGTTGGAGAAAGTTGTTGCTTCCCTTAACGTGAGTGTCAATGAAATAATCGCGATTACTACTGTTGACTTAACCCCGTCTTGGGTTTTTGATCCTGTCGATACTGCTATCTCAGACGGGGACATCGGCGGCCCTGTTACAGTCACAGCTTCTGGATATAAAATGCGGGACTGTGGTATCCCTATCGTTGATATGTATTTCGCTAACGGGAACAATATATATCATAGGTTCAGTGCGGTGAGTTTGCTGACTCCTGATAACCGAGGCATAGCTGTGACGGTGGACCCCGCCCGTATTCAGAAGATAACTTATATAGCAATTATTCCTGACGATGATAACGTGAAGCCGGGGCGGGCTGCCGGTTTTATCAGCCTGTATTATCCCGACAAATGCCCGAAAGTGGACCCTATAATCGCTGGCCCACTTCAATTTCGTATAGGAGCGCAAAAACCATGAACACGTTTCAACAAGCTATGGATTGGCTAGCCGGTTATGAGGGTGGCTTTGTTAACCATCCGAAAGACCCTGGAGGCGCGACTATGCGTGGGGTGACTCAGAGAGTCTACGATGCCTACATGAAAAGCAAAGGGTTATATCCCCGCAGTGTTAAGCACCTGACCGACAAGGAGCATGATGCGATTTACCGCGAACAATACTGGTTGCCGATCAAAGGCGATGAGTTGCCTAACGGAGTCGCCGCCGCTCTATTCGACTATGGGGTCAACAGCGGCACAAGCCGGGCGGTAAAGACCCTGCAGCGTATTGTCGGAGCATCCCCGGATGGCGTCGTTGGCCTCCATACGCTAGCCAAGGTAAACGACTACGTTAAACGCTATGGTCAGGCACAACTGATTAAAAAATTGTCGATGGAGCGGCTGGCTTTTGTTAAGCGGCTGAAAACGTGGCCGACCTTCGGGAAAGGGTGGCAACGGCGCATTGTGGGCGTCCGTGATCGGGCCATATGGCTTGCACAACAACCGCACATGACGCAACCACGACCGACCGACGCGGCACCCGGCAAGGCGCTTGAAGCCAATCTTTCGTGGCTGTCCGGCCTGCTTGAAACCCTATCAGCATTCTTTAACCGAGGAGAGACTAAATGATAAAATTTATACGTCGCAGGCTCAAGGGATGGAAAACAATACTGGCTAATGTGCTGGCTATTATTTTGGCTGTTTTTTCCCTGCCGGAATTTGGCGGGGTTATCCCAGCGGCCTATATGCCCTACTACGTTCTGGGGCTGGCCCTTATCAACATGCTGCTGCGGGCGGTGACGAATACAGCTGTCGGTGAAAAGCGATGAAGTTGTATCTCGTCGGAGCCATCGCTCTTCTCGGGGGTTTGGCGCTTTACTTCGCCTTCAACGTAGGTGTCGGCTACAACAAAACCAAAGAACTGGAGAAAGCTAATGAGGAGTTCAGTGACACAATTGAACGCATCAACGGCGCGACTCGGGGTCTTGACAACCCTGCTGCTGTTGCTGAGCGGCTGCGCGACCTTAGTAAGTGAAGCTGCTATCTGTAAGGGAACAAAAGAAAATCGTCGTCTGCACGCGGAAAACCTGCAGGCAAGCGACGACGCGCCGTCGAGACTAAGTGGGGCTGTTGTCCTGAGTCAGTTTCGTGACGGCTGCAATGAATAGGGCGTGAGCCTTAAACCTGTCCTTCGGGACGTCATGGTGATAACTCCCCCGGCTTAACTGTCGGGGGCTTTTTTACTCAGACGAGATGTCAAAAGCTCAAGAAGGTATCTACGGTCACCTTCTTCTATGGCTTCAAGGTCTATGGCATCAACTGCGCCGATTACAAAACCAATCACAGCGCAGGCTTTACATAGTCCTTCGGTCTCCGCCACGCCGTCAGCAAGACTTGCGCCATTTTGACCTAACTCCACTCCAATATTAAACCCCAACCTGTGCGGTTCGTTTTCTTCATCACGCTCAGGCTCTTCTGGTTGACCCGCATCAAATGCCATCTGGTTTCCCTTTCCCTCGTGGAACAAACGCTGTTCCGGCCTTGGTTACTTTACGTTCAATCATTTTGCCTTGTTCCATTAGTTTGATCGTGACCTCAATGTTATGCACAGGGGTCCGCTCCTGCAAGAATTGAATAAGGCGGTGCTTGAGTATAGGCTTTTGCTCCTTTGTGTAGGCTTTGTAAATGTAATACCACGCCTCTTCCATCGCGTTACCTGTGCCAGCGCTAGACATGGCCTTGAAAATGTCAGGCATTGTTCGCTCGGCTTCTAGCATCCAGCCTTCGGCGCGTGTGACATCGGATAACTCTATGATAAGTCCGTTTGACCGACTAGCGCAGGCCACCATAGAACACTTAAGCAGGTGAATTGTGCGTCGAATTGTGTAGCTTATGAGTTTGGGATGGTCTGGTGCTCCGTCGTTTCCCGCCACGCTGTTACTGTGAAAATGCTCCAGCTTATTGATCGCCTCTTGCGTCAAAGTAAACTCGCCATAAAGTCCGCCGATCTCCTCAAGTTGCTCTTGACAAGCTGTCTCAAGCTCTTGCTGTTCTGGGCGGGCGTTAAACAATGAGGTATGTTGCCGCTCGCCCGAATAAATCAGCATCGTCCGCGCCAAAAACCCTTGATCCCATGCCCCCTCTGGCAGCATACTTTTAAGATAGCTCGGGGTGCAAGCGGCTAGAAGATTAAGCTGAGGGTTCTTAATCTCAATTTCGAGTTTTGTCGTCCGCTTTTTCTCGCTATAATGCTTGCAGTCCCAGAGGTCGGTCAGCGTATTCATAAACTCATTTTCGTAGGCCGGAAGCAAGACTCCAAGCTCGTTGATGGCAATAAGCAAGCTGTTAAAATGGTCAACCGGGTTAGGTGCTCTGCCGTGAACGTAGCGGCGATTGGACTCAGCAAGTTCATCTATCATGGACGCCTTAGTGACTGATGTGCTGCCAACGAAATGATCCGCGAGATTAGTCCACTGATCCCGAACACGCCAAGTAACTTCAGTTTTGCCGACTCCCGGTGGGGCTACGAGGATTGTATACATATTCGGATAGACCTTACTGCCCATGGAGACAATCCAAGTCTTTCGCTCAAGCGCCCCTGCGATAGCGGCAATGGCCCCCCACTGCCGAAATATCGGTGGGGAGCTAATGCCACTAGTCAGGGTCATGAAACCGTCTATGTAATCCGGCCTTTCCGCATTTCTTGTTTGAAGCTGCGCCTTATCTTTCTTGGCTTTTCCCTTGACTCCGATCCACTCCACTTTTTCAGGCCCCACGGATTATTTCCTTCTTTGTCTACATAGCCCCAATTCCAACCGCCTGCAGCGTCGAGAGGCACAGTAAATTTTCGTCCTCCTTTAAGCGTTAACGTCACAGCCATTGTTTCGAGGATTTTTGGTATTAATTCCGCTGCCCGATTAAATGGGACTTGGAAGAGGATTGAGTCGTGGACTTGATTGAGCAACTCAACCTCAGGATACTTGCGCCAGACTTGTGTGAGGCCCCGGTCGATCTGCTCTCCAGTCATGGACTGTGGCTCGTATGCGATGGCTTTGCGGTGGGTGGAGGCGTCCTTGCCGCGCCCGAAGAACATGCGGCGGCGACCGAATTGCGTTGTCAGGCTTCCGAACTCTTTGACTTGATTGATTACCCATTTGTGCCATAGCTCGATTGCCGGGAACGTGCCAAAGTAGCCCTCTTGAAAAGACTGAATGATGGCCGTGCTCATATGTAGGTGCTTTGCCATAGTGCGCGGAGTGCCAAAATAATTGGTTCCATGTCCGCCTTTCTTGGAAAGCTGCCGAAAGCTATCTTGCCCGTGCGCGATAATTCCGTCGCAGAATTTCTTCCACGTAGTCTCGTCATCAGGCCAAGGCTCGCCCTTGAGGTCATCAGGCCAAACCATTTTACAAACAGTGGTGTGCAGGTCCCCGTCCTCGCAGGCGTCGAGATACTTGCCCGCGAGTTCAGGACCGATCGGCCCGGCCCACTCTATTAGCTCGCCGTTCTTATCGCGTTCGTCGTTGAGTTCTGTCACCTCTTCCCGCGTCATATCGTAGAAAAGGTTCCAGCAAATTGCGCCAACGTTTCGTCCGTCTGCCTGCTCGAGGTCGATGTTGACTAGATACTTTCCCTCATCCGCAGAGAAAGGAAAGCGAAGTTTGCGGTTGACGTTCTGGAGGTTTGTGCCGCTGCCGAAATCATTCATCGAAGATGAGAGGCGGCCTGTATTTGTTCCTGCGATATTGTAGTTGCATCGGATGCGATTGTCTGGGTCGAGTTCAGTCTCAAGAAAGCTGATTTGTTTATCAACGTCACGGAGGGCAAGGACGAGATTGGCAAGGAGGCGGGCGTGTAGGTGCGGGGCAAAAGACTCAAGAGCATCGCTGTTTGTCGTCGCAGTATACTGGCCCTTTTGGTTTCGCTTCTTGACTTCTTTGAGTTGCAGAATACCGTAGAACAAAGTCTTAAGCTGCGCGGGGCTGCGGAAATTGAGACTAGTGTCGAAAGCCTCGCGAAGGATATACTGCAATGAGTAGTCAAGTTTCTTGCGATCCTCTTTGAGGCTTTTGAGCGTAGTTATGCGGGCTGTCTCGTCAATGTAAGTGCCTCGCATAGACATCTCAAGGATCGGAGCCATCTTGCTGAGAGCGTTGGCGTAGGTTGTCTGAACACATTCAGCGTCTTCCGCGATTTGCGCGTTGAGGACGTTGTAAATTTCCGCCGTCACGCAGACGTCAAGTCCATTATATACCCACGCAGCCTCATTCGGCGTAAGCTGTCCCATGGTTTTTTCGGTAAGGTTAGCGGTGTTGAATTTAATCATACTCAATGGCCTCTACTTCCAGTCCATATGACTCCGCGAACTCGATCTCAGCTTTGACACCGATGGAGTCTTCCCAACCCGGCAGCATATAGTAATGAAGGCAGGAGCAACCGAGGATCAGGCGCTCGTTAAGGGTGCGCCAGTAGGTGAAGTCGCTGGGAAGCCCCGCCTGCGCAAAAGGGTGGCCGTAGACGATGGGGCTGAACAGGAGGACGCCGAGACGTTGCTGGCGGATAGTGTAGTTAAGAACGGCTTGGTATCGCCACTGCTCAATGCGTTTGTCTGTGTGGCTGTAGGGGGATGCGAGGTATATCAAGAGTCTTTGCCTTTCTTTATTTCTTTTCTTATGAAGTCTAAGGCGTTTTTAACTCTATAGCAAGTAGCTACAGGAAAACCTTCCTCGTTAAATACTGTTACATAGTCTCGGCCTTGGCACCTCCCCTTGTAAGACCACCCATTACGTAAATGCGTAGTTTTTGGCACGCGATTTACCATCAGTCATCTCCCCTCTTAAGCGTGCTGTGATCAGTCCGCATGAATTTCCAACTCGGTTCATTTGTATATATCGAGCCGAGGAAGCCGAGGCTCTTTTCTAGCTCAGGCTGCAAGCTGTGGTGCTGGAGCATTGTGTCGCCAAGAAAGTTTGGGCAAGGTATGCCCATTGTCGTCCAAAGATAGTTCATATCGTAAGCGAAGTTCTGGCCGACTGTGGGTAACTCGCAAATCTTTCTGACCCACTCCCATGCCTGAACCTCCTCCCAAGCGTGTTGCCAGTAATTGCCGGTCGATACCTGACGATCCCAGAACGGGATTACGAGGCAATGTTTGCCATCGGCGGTTCCTACTCCGACCTCAGTAATTGAACGCGCCTTGGTCTCAATATCAAGGCTGACGAAAGGCGTTTTCAGCAGGCGACTATTGTAAAAGTTTTCGATGTCCTCGAGATTAGGTTTCATGTAGATGAAATGCTCAGGACGCCGGATAGCACGGAAATCCTTTTCGGCGGCGACTTTAGCTATATCTGACATTACGATGACGCGGAGTTCCCACTGACGAAAGACAGACATCAGTGACCAAGTGGGAATGACTTTGATGTCATCTCGGTAGGTGGGTAGGGGGCTGCCTCGGTATTTCTTGATCCCGGTCTTTTTTGTTACGGCCCAAAGCGCGAGATTGCCCATGGCGAGAATGACGTTTGGCTGAATGCGGTCAATCCCGTGCCAAAGCCGGTCGATCTCTGGGCCATGCTCAGCCTTGAGATACTTGCCCGCTACAATCGGACGGCCCTCTGGTTCATAAGCCTGATACTTGGAGCCGCAAAGGTTTTTGAAGTCATTGCCGGGCGCGCGTTTTTCAACAGCGTTGGTTATATAGACTTCTTCACGAGCGATGCCGCACTGCTTGAGTAGGCTTAAGAGCATAGACTCCATAACCCCGGCAAAAGATCGGTCAGCGTAGTGGGCTTCGGAGTCTCGGAACTCTCCGACTATCATTATTTTAATCATTGGCTTTCAGCGGGTATGGCTTTATGCGTTTGGAATGGAACCATACGCGCTGCCATACCTTTCCCTCATTGTTGCTAGGACGATGACACAAGCAGAAAGACTAGTCAAGCCCCAATCGTGTTCTCCCGTCAGTAACATAATCCTCATTAAGCTCGAGGCCTAGTGACCATTCCGCCCCAAGTGCCTCTGCGACACCAACTGCCGCGCCCGAGCCTGCAGTCGGATCGAGGAAACGAGTATTCTCATCCACGAGCATACGGAAGAAATGCTCTAGCATAGGCCCCGACTTTTGACTGGCGTGGATTTTATCGTCTTTAGGCGGAGTGGGAGCGCCGACAGCGTTTCCCGTAGCTCGGACAATTTTTCGGTCTCCCCGAGTAGCGAAGAAAGCAGTCTCATAGACTCTACGAGGTCCACGGTTCGGGTCTGGGATAATTCCTGTATTGTCCGACTTAAACCAGATAAGTGGAAACGGATCAACTCGCCACCCTGCGCCTCGGAGGCCGTCCAAGGTGGATTGGTAATAGTCCATGCTGAACCAGAACATGAGGTGGGCAGAGGGGGCGCAGAACCTGTCAATGTTGTTGTTGAATGCAGTAAGCAGTTCGGTGTAAGTGGACTCAGCGTCATCATATCCCCCAAAACTTCCGGCGGCTGACTGGCCGTTCGTGTTGCCGATGTTGACTCCGTAAGGAAAATCGACGTGAAGGAAATTGAATGGATCATGTTGAACCTCCAGCGACCATTCAAGAAAATTGGCCTGCCTGATGTCGGCGTAGCGGTCAAGGGCGGCAAGCTCTTCTGGGCCAGGAATGTCGGAGGCAGTTATGACGCCATCGGATGCCGCCGCAACCGGATCAAGGTCGGCAAGCAGAGTCCGCTTGGCCGATGTTTTCTTTCGCTCTTCTCGGCGGCTGGCGAAGTTAAGAGCCGTGGAAAATTTTGGGGCGTCAATGACCTCGTTTACGTTCTCGTCCATAGCCCGGCGGACGAGGAGTTGCTTATTGACTTGCGGCTGGCTCATGCGGAGGGCCTCGGCGGTCTGACTTTCCGACCAATCAGCCTCAAGGCGGGACCGCATGACGTGGTAGTCACTGACGGCTTTAACCTTATCCTGCCAACTGAGGTCAACGCGCTGCACGTTCTCCTCGAGTTCGATTAGGTATTGCTGGACTGGATCGAGGTCTTCTTTGAATGAGCAAAGAATTTCATCCGCTTGGTTATACTCATGAGCACGGAAACGGCGCTCACCTGCTATGAGGCGGATACCTTCGGGAGTGCTGGTGACGAGGACTGGATTGATCAGGCCGATTTCAAGGATTGATGCGGCGAGTTCTTCGATGTCTGGCAGGTCACGGCGCTGGCGATTTTCGCGGTCAACGTAGATGTCGCTGAGTTTAACGTAGCGGACAGGTGGGTTCATTTCTTTGGCTCCAGATGGATGTAGGCGGCGGCGAGGTAAACGATGGCCCCGAGAATTTCAGCGCGGGCGGCGTCAGGGCCTCTAAGTTCGAGAAGGCGGACGGACTCACCAGTCTTCTTGAGAGCCTGTCCGATCGGAAAACCGACGCCGACGAGACGTGTTGTTTCCATGAGCGGCTGGCGCGTGAATGGCTTTTCATCCGCGTGACGCTCGAGGCCTTTGCCTGCGGAGGCTTGGGCGTAGGCGGCATCGAGGGCGTCTTGAAGTGGCTTGTAGCCGGGGACTCGGGGCATGGGTGGTCCTTTCAGTCGGAAAAAGGGGGCCATTATAGCCCCCTTCATTATCTTAGGCCGAGGCTGTGCGGTCGATTTCCGCGTAGACAATCTCAGGGTCGTTCGGATCAGGACGATGGCCAACGCGGCCAAGGCACTGCATACCCGGAGCAGACGCCATCAGCTCTTCCATCGAGCCTTCCTCCGGCAGGCCAAGGTGATCGACGAGGAACCGCTTGAAGTTATACATCGAGCGGTCGAAGTCAGCTTCTTTCCCGTCAGTCGTGTTGAACAAAAACGTCCGGCGAAGGGTCTGCCCGGCAACAGGGCCGAACGCCTCGAGGTCATCTGGGTCAACGTCATCTTGCGCTTCGACGCAAGACAGTGCGAACTCCACCCGGTCGAAGTCGTCGCCAGTTTTCTTCGATGTGAAAGACTCAATCTCGGCGGGGCCTTTCACTTGTAAGAGGTAGTGTCCGAGCGGAAGCTGCGGAGGGCGAACAATGTCTTCGGCGGAGCGGTCGAGTGCGTCAGTAAATTTCATGGTGAGTTCCTTGAAAACCCGCGTCCGGGTTAGTTGGTCTTTCCCTCAGAGCGTCCTCTGAGTCGTTACGAGGCCTTTAAGTCCTCGAACAGTTTAGCCAGTCCGCCGTCAACAACATCATACTCGTCGGCAACTTTGCCGGGAGCACCTGTCTTAACGTCGATCATGGCAGTGGGGAGGGTTTTGAGTTTTCGGCGGACGTTCTTTCCGCTGCCTGTAGTTTCGCTCAAAACCATAGTATTGAAAAAGCGGGGCAACTTAGGGCCAAGGGCCTTCCCGATTGCGCTGACGTAGCCCTTGAGTCCCATGGCGGTGTCAACCAACTCAATGTGGCTGATTACGATGACATTGGTTCTGAATGACTCATCAGTTACATTGGCTATGAGGTCTTGGATTACGTTCTGAGCTTGGAAGAACCACTGGCGTTGTTCCTTTGCGGTCGGGTTCATGCCCTGCGCCCAACGGAAAGCCGCGAGGCCTGCGTTGGTCAGGCTGTCGATTACGAGAATGGTGTCCTGCCCCCACTCATCCGGGCTACTGTCATCGACGGGCCACTTTTCGAGAGCCTTGAGGGCGCTGACATAGGCGCGGGGAGCGCCGACGACTGACGGACCTTGCTGGCTCATTTTGATGCGGTCTCGGAAAGACTCATACTCAATGTTATCGAGTAGCTTTGGGTCGATCTGGCGAACAAGCGCGAAAAGGGCATCGAGGCCGTTGTCGAAATCGAGTATCTTGATCTTGTAACCGGCGGCTACGAGTGGGGCAAGGGCACCAGTTTTCCCTGCGCCAGAGTTACCAATAAGGAGCATTTTTACGAGGGGAGACTTTGTGTGATCAGAGGCTTTGGGCATGGTTTGCTTCCTCAACTAGATCAATAATTTTTTGGCGCACTAAATCACCTATGTCTTCATCGTATTCGTGGGAACAAATTTTACAGTCATCTATCTCATCTGGTAGTTCCTCCAGCATAGCTACAAGTTTTTTGAACAAAGGCAAGCCCGTGATGTCCAATGTAATTGTTGATTTATCTACGTTTTCTACCATGATATTTACCTCGGAACCGCTGGGTCCCAGTTATGGCTGACAAAATCCGACTTAATGTAGTGCTTGCGGATTTTGGGGTCAACAGCGCACAGGCCTTTGTATGGGCAACCGCCGTAGTTGAAACAGCTATTGGGGTTCATCGGGAACTGCTCACGCTCGCTTGCATGTTGGAAAGCCTCGATGAAAGCGATAGTGTCGTTGAGCCATTCTTCGAGCTGACCCTCACTTCGCATTGTCATACCGCGCTCGAACCGGGTTGACTGCGCCATAATCTGAGCGGCGTCAATGATAACACCTTTGATCGGCGTCTTGAGGATGACCTTACCGGCCATGGAGTAGCCTGTCATCTGGTTGCTGATGTCGAAGCCGGAGAAGTAGTATGAACCTACAGTGCTTCCGGTCGTCTTCTGGTCCATTACGTAGTTGTCACCGGCGTAGGTAACGACTCGATCTAGGTGACCGCAATACATAATGTCAGACTCAAGCGGAAGTTTGAACGAAAGCTCTGCCGCAGGTTCACCGTTCTCGAGGTGGTAGGTCTTGATGCCGTGATCGGTCTCGTTGGCGAACTGCTCGATATACCAGACAATTGTGCGAATGAGAGCGACGCGAGTTTTCTTGGGGTCATCGAACTCGACCGGAAGGCCTGTCTCTTTGTTCCAAGAGGCAGTCAGTGCTGTGCGGACTACCTCAATAGTTGCATCCTCAATCGACGCACCTTTAGCCCGGCTCTTGTAGAACTGTTCAAGGGCCGAGGCGTAGATGCCGCCGAAGATGAGGTGAACTGACTTATGCTTCGGAGTGATGCCGAGGATGTTGGCGTAGTAATACTTGCGGGCGCATGTCTGTGCGAGGTCGAGGGAAGTCGCATCCCACGCGGTCTGAACACCGCCGTCGAATGAGTGTTTGTGGGCTGTTAGCTCTGCGGCTGATTTGGTCATTTTTTCACGCTGCCGGGTCGAGTGGTTCCCTGTTTGTCGGTCTGGCGGTCCCAAGCGTTCTGGCGCGCGACAAGGCGAGCGAGAGCCTTGCGGCCTTTCATGGGTTTCTTGCTCATTTTGTTTCCAGTGCGTTGTGTGATAAGTCTGGGAGGGCGACTGATAATGGCTGATCTTCAGCCCAATCGTGAAGATCACGAGCATTTTTACGTGCCTCGTCTTCACTCGAGGCCCAGCATGTTCCTTGGTAAAGCAGCCTGCCGTCGTGGCGTAGCTCATAAATATACTGCCTCACAGCTTGAACCCTCCGAGGTCGAGCTTCTTCGCCGCTTGCTGCGAGGCGGTGAGCTTTGGTGCCGCCTTAGCCTTTGCCGCAACCTTACCGGGGTTGTTCATGTAAAGGTGGCGCTGACCTCGAAAGTAGTTCACAACCTCCTTGAGGTCGTCTTTGGTCAGCTTGAGCGGATCGCGACTCATAAGTTCAGATATGTCAGACATGGTTATACCTCAAAGTCGAGTGAAGAAAGGTCAGGCTCCGGGTTCTCTTTCCGTTTTCGGTCAACGTAGTTGGATACGAGAACACGAATGAGGGTGGAGGGGTTGATGCCTTCGCCGGAAGTCAGGCGGTCGAGGTAATCCCAATCGCCGCGCCGCAGGTTAAGCGTTTTCTTTTGGAGGTCGCTGCGTATTTTTGACAAGGAGTAGCTCACTTTCTGGCTTAGTGCGGCTGAGTGATATGCTGATGCAAGCTAGGTCCGCGTCCGCTTTTCGCTCGTCGTATAGCTTGGCTCTCAGCCGCTCGGGGTTGTTAGTTTCGACAACGACCCCGGCGTCGGAGCGTAGGGCTTGGTAAAGCAAGTCGATCAGGGGGACGTTGCCAGCTTTTCTCACGGACCCTCGGCCCCGGCTTCGTCAATGACGATAGTGACGATAGGATGCAGGTTGTTGCGTTTCTGCTCAAAGCTGTCTACCGTGCAAACCACATCTTCGGAGTCATCCATGTCGTAGGCTACGAAGCAGGCAACGCTGGCTTCAATGTAGCCGATGTGATGTTCCCCGGCGTTGCCAGTTGAAAAAACTTTGATGGCGTTCACGTCGAATTTGTTATCCGGCTCGCGCTCGAGGCGGAGTTGGGTTCCGGGCAGCATGTTGCCGACGATGGCTTTAGCCGGGACGCCTTCGCGCTCGCGAAAGTGCATACCTACGACTGTTGCTGTGTATTGTGTCATTTTATTATCCCTCAATAATAGGTTAAGCAGGAATTCCCGAGGCCACTATGACGAGCCTCGGGAACAATCGCGTCCCCTGAAAGAAAACCGCGATCTAACTACAAGGGGAAAGGCCATAACCCCCGCAGTGTTTCGACGCCCGAGAAAGGTCTTACTCTCTCGGGCGTTTGGCTGTTACAGCTTAAGCTGCTCGGCCAGATTTTGGTTCTTCGCGCGCTCGGCGACGACTCCTTTGGCCATCTCGATAACCTTGGGGTTCTGCGCCAACTCTGCAATTTTGTTCTTGATCGAGTCTTCGCCGTTGGCCTCGATGTAGGCTTTCTGCGTCATGTTCTGCTCTTTCAGCGCGCCGCTGATGTAGTTGCGGGCGATGGTCTGGGCTTCCTTGTCAACCGGATCGAGGCGAGCGCGATTGCCGCCGCCGACGGACGCGAGGGTGAACTCATACTCGGCGTCATACTTGGCGACAGCCTCGTCAACAGCGGCCTGCAGTGCGTCACCGTCTTCGCCGTGAGTTTCCTTGAGGTCTTTGACGGCTTTGGCTGTGTTGTTGCGAATGTTCTCGGCGCGGACCTGATTGAGCGCCTTTGCTTCTGCCTCGGTGCAGACGTGATCGGCGGCGTAGGGAGCGGATACGGTTACAGAAACGCCTTGGATTGTGATTTCCTTCGTGGTCTCGGCTTCGGCGTTGGGGGTCTCGTTGTTCTTAGCCATGGTGGGGGTCCTCTTGGGTTGGTGGGGCCGTTGTGGCATCCCGTTTGATGTCTTTATGACAGGTTTAATATGTCACAAGCGAATTGAAAGCGCAAGCTCTTCAAGAGATTTTTTGTCCCTATTTTCGATTTCTTTTGCAAGCATCGTCCGGGCGATATGGGATTGCTTTGCATACGTCCGCCGCCCGTTGGGGTCTTCGACACGTGCGAATGAACACGGCTCCCCGCGATACGCGCAACAGGTCGGACAAGCCGCTTTGGCTATGATTTCATCGCGGGACAGGGACTGCATGGGATACTGGCTTTTCTTGGTTTTCATGGGTTGACCCTATATTGCTGAAAGGGGAAAGTCAAGGGGCTTGTTGAGTAGGTATGGCTCTATTCATTAGGCATAGAGCCATACATGAGTGCTATCCGTCGGGGTATTGGTCACGAACTGCTGCCGCAATTAAATTGTCTATGGCTTTCACGCCCACAACAGTCTTGCCATTGTTTCTGTAAGCCTTTAGCAGATGCGGCCAAAAATTGAGGTATATATCCTCACCGTCAGGGCAAGCCAATCTGCAAACTACGTGCCAAGGGGAGGCCTCACTGTTCGGGCGGAAAAACTTGAGATATGGGTAGTCTACAATCACGGAGAGAAAGTCCTCGCAATTGCGTTGATGTTGCGCTGTCTTAGCGTAAAGTTTGAAGTCAAGCTGGCTCATTCTTCATTCCACCCGACTCGAGCATCAGATCGAATGTAGTTAAGCGACCGCTTAGCTCGCGTCTCAATGACGTATTTCAGGTTCTTGTCCTGCTCATTATCCATGTTGCAAATATGAGGGTCGAGAAACCAAACACGATCGAACTCGAGGCCTTTGGCTTTGTGGCCGGTCATGAGGCGGTAGCGACCGGGACGACTGAGCAGGTGTTCGAGGTAGGCGATGGCGTCACCGAGTGTTCGAGTCTGCTCGATGATAAGGCGGATGCAGCTTGCCTTGTCTCGAATTGAGCCTTTCGCGCCTCCACGCGCCCGCTTGAGTTCTTGTGCCTCCCATTCACCGAGAGCGTGTAAGGCGCTGTCGCGGAGCATTGGCGGTTTGCCGAGTTTACTCATTATCTTTTTCATCGGCCCGGCGAGGTCTTTGCCTGCGAGTTCCGGCATTAGGCCGTTGTTAATCATCTGGATGGCGAGGCTGAAAAGCGGCGCGTTGTTTCGGCAGATAAAGGCATCACCGGGGGCCGAGTCATTAAAGTCCCATGTGACAGGAGCCCGGACCTCGCCCTCTGGAGCATTTACAGGGTGAACCATGTCGGGCGCGCGCCAGCGAGCTTGCTCTACGATTTTACGGGCGCAGCGGAATGTCATAGTGAGGTAGAGGGAGTCCATGTCGAACATTTTGATCAGCTTGCCGAGTGATTGGGTGTCTGCCCCGCGAAAGCCATAGATGGCCTGTAGCGGATCGCCGACGACAATCACTCGTCTGTTTCTGATCATCTTTTTGAGGACGTGGTGGTTGAGTGGGGAAAGGTCTTGCCCCTCATCAACAAGATAAAGCTGGTGGACCGGCCAACTGACGGAACAGATAGCGGGGCAGTAAACCATGTCGTCAAAGTCGATATTACCCTCAAGGGCCTCGCGGAATGAGGCTATGAGACAGGCGTCAACGAGGTTCTCCTGTAGTTGAGACGGCTCCATCGGCTGCGCGCCATAGAACTGAACTCCGTCTGTTTGCAGAGGCTTCCAGTGCCCCTTAAACCGGGCCGGGAGATAGCCAGCGCCTTTGGCGGTAGCAATGAGGTTGAGGGTGTCGGCCATGCTTTCGTAGGCTGCGGTTTTGTCCTCGCCGTCGAGCTTTTCGATTTCGGCCTTGAGCAGGCGGTAGCCTTTGCGGTTGTCAAGCCGAGGTTTGTTTCGGGTGAAAGCATACCATGCGCTGTAGCCGAGGCTGTGAAGCGTCTTGCTGGAGCAGTTAGACGGCAGTCGTTCCTCCATCTCAAGGGCGATTTTCTTGTTGAACGCGAGACAGAGAATGTCTACCTTCGGGAGCGCTTCAGCGATGAGGACGAGGGTAGTAGTCTTAGCTGCGCCTGCACGGGCGATGACGGCGAGATTGCGCGTTTCGTTGCAGGCGAAGTTGATGATTGCCTGCTGCTCATCTGTGGGAGCAAAGTTTGTCATATAAGAGGCCTTTAATTTTTAAGCAGGCAAACGACCTGCGTGAGGGAGTTGCGGTCAAGGAGGAATTGCTTGAAGCCGGAGCAGTAGTCGAAGGTTACGCCTGACTCGAGAACGTATTGAACGGCGTCGGGTAGGATGAGGATGATGTCATACATTGTAATACTCATAATGATGAGGGTTCAGGATGTAGGAACTGTCGATTATCCATAATACCCCGGCGGGGTGTGAATGTCAATCGGGACGTTGAGTGGGTTCGTGCGCCTTAAGAAATTCTCTAACTACAGCAACAGCCGAGTCAAAGCCGAGGATGAGTGCGGAAAACTCCTCAGCACTACCGGGCGCAGCTAGGTGCCAACTTTTTCTTCGGGCCTCTAGAAAGTCAAATATTGTAGGCTCTGGTCTTGGCTCAGGGTCTTCGAGAAACGCCTGTCTTTCGTTGTGTAGTTTACAGTAACGGTTAAAAGCGTAGTCACGCTCCTCTGCGGCGAGAATGTGGTCTTCGATTCTACCCTCCGCAAGCATCGCCTTTATTTCCTCTTTCCCGAGGCTGTCGATGTATTTTCTTATTTCCCAAATCATAGTTTGAAGTCTCCGAGATCGAGTGAAGCGGCGAGGGTCTTTACTTCGGCCTCGCGCTTGCGTTGTTGTGCGTGGTAGGCGTCAAGGCGGGCTTCAGCCTCTTTAGCCTTTTTGTGCGTTTCGGCGGTCTCCTGCAGGTAAAAGCTGACAAGTTGCCCTGCGTCGTCGCCTATCGCCCAGATACTGCGTTGCGCCCCACTGACCTTCATGAGCGCTATTTGGCCGGAAGGTAGCTCTATGAAGCTGATAGTCTGCGCCGAATATTTTCTGGAAAGTGCGTTTTGCACATCCGAGTTGAGGTGGGGGGCGGGGAAGGGTCCAGTGTCGATCATATCTAAATCTCAAACTTAGGCACAGGGATTTCTTCGCCCGTGTCTGGGTCGATGATCTTGCCGATTTTACGCTCGTGGTCAAAGCGAATGCAGCAGCCTTTAGGGTCATTCTTTCCGTTGCTGTCTACCTGACGGATGACGAGCGGATCAAAGCGCGACTCGGCTATGTAGCCGGGGATGATGACGTTGCTCGCAGCGTCTGCCTCGCGAAGTCGGGCGCGGTAGGTGTTGCAGCGCTGCTTGAAACTGATGGCCGCGCCGGGCGTTTCGCATTGATAGACGAGGCCGTCTTTCTCCATAGCGAGGTCAAGGACGAAATGGCAATCGCGATAGCTGGCCGCGTTGAATTGGCGTTTACGAGTCATGTGTTCCACTTTCCCCAGACTTTCGAGATGGCGGGGTTTGCGATGCCAATTTCGGTGTAAAAATCATCTGACTGTTTCATCATATATTCTCGGTCAACGCCGTCTTGAGCCAAGAGTAGCTTGGCTTTTGTGATGTCGGGGGCGCTGATGATGGCGCGGCAGTGCCGGCGGGAGTAATAGAAGAGTTTCATTCTGGTTCCTTTTCATTGACAGTAAGACTAATGGGAGGATGGGTAGTGCCTTGTATAATTAGGACAATCCCTTGACCAGCGTTGAGTTGTTCTAACTCTTCGGGAGTTGGATACCAAAGGCTTAACATAGCTGGGGTTCCATCATCATAGATGTGATCCATGATTTCGAGATTGTTATACTCATCTTGGTCGGTGGCGAGGATGCGGGTGGCGTTTTTTAATGGCGCTGAAATCATTTTGTATTCTCGTCTTGCTGTGAGGGTGTTGATGGTCTTCCACGTTTGAGGGCTTTAAGTTCTTCGCTCATGAATACTATTGCCGCGCCCCATCCGTAAGCGGAAGCTATCTGCGCCTCCAGTAGCGCTATGCGGTCTTCCCGCTCTTGGTCGGTCATCACTCACTCTCCTCATTTTTGAATAGGTCAGGCCGATCCTCACGCAGCGATACCTCGCTGAGGAGATAATCTAACAGCTTAGAGCCGTGAACCGTCGGCTCGTGGCGAGTGTAAGGATACCTACACGGATTGCAGCGCGGGCACGTATAATCGCCGCAGGCTTTTATGATTGGATCACACGCCATCACTCGCCCCCTTCATCTGTAGTTCCTGAGATCGGTGCAGAGACTCCTTCTCTGCCACAGCCGCATCGTATCCGAGCTTCGTGTTGGGGAACCTCTTGCCGCCGACAGAGAACTGACTGCCAGTGCCGTCACAGCCTCCGCATAGATCGGCACCACGCCAGCCGCCGAAGCATGAGCGGTTGCACGGGATGGGGGCCAGTTCGATCATTCTGAACTCTCCGTAAACCGGGTCATGTTTTTAGTCCCTTTGTTTTGCTTGTGCGTAGTGTTTTTGGTGCGTAGAAAACCCCGGCCAACTTTAGGCTAAGATTGGCCGGGGCGTAGGTGTGGTCTTTGGTGTGGTCTTTACTCCGAGGCAAAAACCTGCACGTAGCCTTCGCAGCCGTTGAACGCGCCGCTGATCAGTCCTTCGCCGCCGTTGCCGGGAATGCGCGTCGTGATGGTGCGCGTTTCAGTAACGGTGGTAGGGGTCGAGGGGCCTTTGCGACCACGACCACGGCTGTGTCCGGGATTAGGGCTTTCGACTGAGACTTCGACTTCGACTTCTTCACTTGACTCGCCGCCGCCGTTGTAGCTTTCAATCGAACAGTTGTTCGAGTTTAGAAGCTGGCGGACACGAACCTCGCTGAGGTCTTGAAAGCGGGCCACGTCGCAGCCGTTGGCGAATGTCTGCGCGTCAGGGCCATTGGACGAGTATGCGATGCGGACGCCGCGCTCGTCGCGTAGGCCGCAGTCGGCGAGGGCGGTGGTTGCGGTCATGAGCAAACCAAGGACGCTAAGAGTAATCTTTTTCATTGTCAGGTCTTTCTGTTATCGAGCGGGATTGCTCGGGAAACTACCCCGGAGGGTAGTGGCCGAAGAAATCATTTTGTCGCGCCGCGATCAACGCGAATTGTTTGCCTGCCCGTGCCTCGGCAATAAAAGCAAGGCTCAGTTACGGTGACTGTATCTCCTTCGTGGTTGCGCTGATCTTGATAGCTGGTGAAGCCGGTCGCGTTGCAGGCGGTGCAAGGCTGGGTCGGGTCAACGAAATCTGTAGCTTCGGTTAGGTGGAGTGTATCAGTGCTCATCACACGTCCTCCATGCCGTCGCCGGAGCGATACTTGATGCGCTTGATTGCTACGATGCGACTACATGGATAAGAGTTTAAACGCACACGGGCAAAGTCTTTTGCTGTGACTTCGGATGAAAATTGAGAGACAAATCCTTTACTATTAATGGCCATCCAAATCTCTGGCTCCTTCTTGGACTTCTTAGGCTTCTTAACCTTCGGGGCGGGGATGGCGCGGTAGGTAAAATATTGTAGCCACGAAGGGGCATATATCCCTTCCCAGTCATTACCATCAATCTCCCACCCATGCGGCCACGCCTTCAACGCTTCCTGCGTCTCAAGGTCCAGTTTTCCGAAGGCCAGTTCAATCTTCGCCAGATCGACCACCGTGCCGTTTTTCTTTGTGAACAGTGCTTGTGTCATTGTCGGTCTCCTTCTAGGATAAAGGTTTAATTCTTGCTCAAGATACTTATCTACTCTTAAGCCTTACTGTGGGTAGGTCTTGTAGATCAATTCAACCGTCTCGTCGTATATCTGGTCGGCCCATGCCCCTCTGAGATGCTTGGAGCTTTTCACATTCCGGCGGAACAAAACCTGAGACCAACATAGGCTTAGCTGCATGTGGGTCGCCTCGCAGTGCGTGTCAAACTTTTCGAAATACTCCTTTCGAAGTCGATTTCGCACACTAGGGCCTAGTTTCGGGGGCTGCATAAGCTAAAGCTCGCTGATCTATGTTCCAAGGCTGAAACGGTTCGAGTTCATCCCTAAGCTCAAGAACTTCCTGAATGATCCTGTTAGCGGTCTGCGGCGTGTGATTTCGCAGGAGGCTGTCGCGGAAGTAGCCAAGCTGCGGCTCACGAAGGAGGAGGAGGGGCCGCAGGGTGGTGGTGAGTGCGATGGTGCCGATACGCCAGCGGAGGCGGGCGAGGTTTGGTTTGTGGTTTTGGGATAGGAGGTTGAGGAAGGCGGCGTTAAGTGCCGGGCTGGGGGCGATGTCGGTGACTGCGTGTGGGGGGGTCATCGGGTTGACTCCAGTATTTTTTTAATGGCGGTCCGAATGTGATCGTCGTTTAAATCCTCTTGAACATAGAATTGGTCAAGCCAGCTAAACCCATCCTGTTTGATGTGTGGAGAAAGTATCCGCTTAACTCGACCTGAGGTAAAAGCGGGGTGGATGTCGTCATTTTGCCGCTGAAACATTATTGCGTTAAATACAGTGAAAGCATTACTCAACTCATTGCGCGATGGATCGAATGGGACAAAGGACCGCATTACTGCAAAGTCAGCTTTGAGTGCGGCAAACAGTTTGGGGGACATTTTCATCATTTTTGGCCTTTGCTGAGGTTGCTACACTTTGCTATCACGTTCCGGCGGCGGACGCAAGGGGTTTGTTGAGTCCGCCGCCGGGCAAAGTGGGTGAGGGGTTACGGCAGTTTAAGTTCTACCGGGATTACCTCCATGTCGTCGGCGCGGCGAGAAGCTACAAACTTCGTGGACCATGTTTCGTCATATTCTCCGCCATAGTCTGAATGATGCACAGAAATCTTGCCGCCTAGCCAGTAGGTCAGAGACGACTTGGCTGCACGCTCTAACGTGAACAAGCGAGGGTTGGACTGCAGCGGTGAAACTGGTTCTACGTGCGTCCCGCCTCGCCCACTTGAACCGGCGGGATAAGGGAGGTAAAAGCCGGTCGACTTTTGCCGAATAGCGTAGAGGGTGATTGTTCGAGGTTCTCTATTATTGGCAATCAGTTCTTTTATCTTTTCTGTCTGGCGCAGTGCTAGAGTTGCCTCTTTAAGTTCTTTCTCGACATATTCCATCGTGCGGTAGATGCCGCCGCGTTGCGTGTCACTCAAGGGAGATAAATCGTTTAAGTGGGCGCAGTCAAAACCAACCCAGCGCGCGGTGTCATATGTGTCCTCCGGGTTAGTTCTATCGTAGGACCAGCCGCCGTGGATTTCTGGCCAAATATCTGATCGGTTTGAGTCGATTTCGTAGATGGGGTGGTCCTTTGGGATTCTGATATACCCGCAAAGATGTCCCCCTCGTTCCCTTATCCTAAGGATGAGGCATTCAAAGCCGTTGATTATGAGTTTCTTGCGATAGCACTCATCGAGCCAAAATTGGTTTGTCATCTGTTCTCTCCTTAGTGGCGTTCGAGTTGCTCGGCCAACTCGATGATTTTCTCAAAAAGATAAGTCTGTAGTTCGCGCGTTCCATCGTGATAGCCCGTGTCTCGGTGAACCCATTCCTCGTAAACGCAGTGACAGAGGAAGGCGTGATTTTCCCTAAAGCTGCTGTGGGCGATGTAGATTTTATCATCGCGTTGCGCTGCGTGAACACCATCGCCAAGCGCCTCTACGACAGTTATTTCTCGTGGGGCTATGGTTACGCCGATGGCCTTAAGCGTGTCGCAGGCCCGCGCGAGGCGTTCTGACTCAAAACGGTCAAGCTGGACTTGCTTGAAGCTGTCTTCTTTTGGGCGACTTTTCTCGAGGAGGCGACGGGCAGATGCGTTGAGGTTAACCTCGTGAGCATGGTGTTCGCAGGCTTCAAGGAAAGCTGGGGTTGGCTCGCCTGAGTAGGTCAAATCTTGTTCGTAGTAGTCGCTGACGGTAAGAACTTTTTTGATTAACTCGACGTCAGTGGAGCTTACCCAACCCTCCTCTAGAACCGAGTCTACTTGAAAGCCATATTTCGCTGTCCTGTCCTCGGTCAGGTATATCGCCTTTGTGATATTGTAGGTAAAGCGGGAAGGGCGCTTCAACTCATGAATTCTCACGCCCCGGTAATAGACGTGGCGGCTCGGGCCGGCGGATATTTCAAAGCCCGCCGCGCTGCCGATGACGGGCAGGTTGAGAAAGATTGTGTCGCGTTCGTAGTATGCTTTGGTAATCGCGGGGCCGCTGACCTCGATAACGGTATCGCCGTTAAGCGGCCTATCGCTCGACGTCCCGCCTTCGTCCAGCGCGTTGCTGTGAAGCTCGCGGAACGCCATCCACGTTTCCCAGTTCTTTCCGAGGGCGGTCGTAAAGCCGAGGGGCTGGTCGTTCCGGTGGACAATCTGGAACGTCGCGCCGCGAATAACCTGCGGCTTGCTGGTGAAAGTGTGGAGTTCGCCGCCGGTAGTAATCTTAACGCGGTGCCCCTCGCGGAGGAGGGTCGCAATGGCATACTTGAGTCCGGTTCCGAAGTAGCCAATCGCCCCCTCTTCTTTGACGCTGACGCCGAGGGTGGTGATGGCGGCAACTGGAAGCTCGCCGGGGTTTGCAAAATAGATGGGCATTAGGTTGGCCTTTTGTTGGTTTCAGTTTGGTGGGTTTCTTATTAGTTATCTGGGAGTTCCCACGTTTCCGGCCTCTCTGAATCAACACCCTCTGCGGTGAGATCATGGTAGAGATCGAAGGCGGCAGGCTCCTCTAGGTCGGCGAGGACATCTAAGAAGGACTCTTCGTCGAATAGCTCAAAAACCTTAGTAATTGGTGCCATTTCTCTCATGGTAGGGGCCTTTTCAATTAAACTCAAATTGCCGTGGCTCGGGGACCGCCCCTCACCACTCCATCGACCATACCCCGCGCGACGGCGAAAGTCAATCGCCGCGTTGAGTCCGGTCGCCGCGCGACGGAACGCACCCAGCCCAGTGCTTCGCGCGTCCTTGCGGCTTTCAATTTCGATACCACCTCTTGTCGGTGGTCGCTTCGCGGGAGTGGAAGGGGTCCGAGCGCGGGGCGGAAGGGGTCAGTGGGGGAGGTGGTAGGGCTGAGTGGGTCCGCCGAAGGCGGGTGGTCTCAACGTATCGACTAGAGACTGTCTGGGGGGCGGCTAGGGCGCTATTATCGGCGGTTGACCGGGCATGTTTTCGCGCCAAAGGTATGGCTCCGGCGGGGGTCCGGTCCCTACAAGTCCCCTACGGACCTAGGGGGTGGTGTGTTTTTTCAGAGTAGGGGTAAAAAAAAAAAAAAATTTCTAAAAGCTGGATAAAGCCATATCCCCTCCAGACGCCAGCCGAAGGCAACCGAACAACTCAATAATGAGAACCGAAGGTTCGAGTCGGTATGGCTCTATTCGATTGGAAT